GCTTGCGGTTGTTGCCCTTGCGGTAGCTGACGTGAACCCAAGCGGGGTTTCCATTCTTATCCGGGAATTCAGAAATTACTTGGTCGAACTCTACGTTCGCAATAATCCAATCCAACAAACGCTTCTGTCCTCCGCTCATCATAAGGTCAGCAGCCTCGCCTTTGGTGTGCTGGCTAGAAGCAGCTCCGCCAATCTTAGCGTTTACTTCCGGAGCGCGGAATCCACTGGTGATTCGAATTGGCCCAAGAGCCTCACGAGCTGGTTGCAGCACGTTAACGACCAAGTTCCTTAAGTTCTCTATCTGCTCTTTGTTTGGCGTATTGTCCAAACCAGTAGAGGTGCGAATAAGCTCCTCGAGCGAGAAGTGTTCTGATAGCTGCATAAGTAAATAATTATTTACCTTGCCCACGGTAGGGCTTGGAGTAGTTCTTACTGGCTTTGTTGTCTGAGGCAGACTTGCTGTGCTTGCCTCGTTTCTTGCTCTTGCTAACGTATTTGTTAGCCGTTTGAGCCTTCAGTTTTGTCGCCATCTTTACCGTCCTTAAGGAATAAAACTGAGAATCCGCCAATCATAAAAACCGATACCTCCGTAAGCGTAGCCTTCTCCAAGAAGACCATCACGAAGCAGAGCATAATGATAATCAGACCAAGCAAAGTGGTCTTTGGGTTTTTGAAGATTCGCTCAATCATCGTCCTGACTTGATATCACGATGCCAACGCCAGATGGTGTATGACAATGATGCTACGAGGACGACTACGCCCAAGATGGCGTGTAACTGAGCAAGCAAAACACCACCCGCCGTAAGGCTCCAAGTGGTAGCAATTGCTTCTGTGGAATCTGCTTTCACAATCGGTTCTTCTTTAGGTAATTTACAAAAAAAAGAAAGCCCCGAAGGGCTTTCAAGAGTAGCAAAGGAAGCGTGGAAAAACTACTCGGCAACTTGTTCACTCACAGTAAACTCACCTGTTTCGAGGTTAAGAGTTCCGTGACCGTGTTCTTTAGCAAGTTCGTTCATAAGTCCCTGAATCTCTTCTCCAGAATTCCGAAGTTCCTCAACGAGTTGAGATTGGCGAGTTTTCAGGTCTTGTTCTGAGACATATAAAGCACCAAGTTCCATTTGGATTTGTTGCTGCTTGCCTCGGATTTCACGAGCCTTGCTAAGTTGTTCTTCTGATACTTGAATCATAACTAGTTACATTAATGTGGTACTAATATACGAATATATTAGCAATCTACCGCATCTTCGTATCCGGTTTGATTTTTCAGGTGAGCATAAGCTTGAGCAAGAAGGTCATCTTCCGTCATCGTAGGCTCGAAGTTGTAATGAGAGCGGTAGATGGGCTCGGCGTGGTCTTCGCGGGTTTGCTCAGAAGCGTAGGTGGCTACTTCATAGTGACAGAAGTTTTTCTTAACCCAAGATTCTACGGGAGGTACAGCTACGGGAGGTACGGGGTTTCCGTCAGTATCTACAGCGGGAGCAGTAGGAGCGGGGTAGGTATAGGTTTTCTGGTCGGTAGACTCGTATGTGAGACGGGTTACCTTGTGATAAGCATCGGTAAAAGTGATTCCGAACTTGTCAACTGTTGCTTTAACTGCCATAATTTAAACTAATTAGTTATATAAATATACAAAAAAAATTAACAAGCACGGACAGCAGATATTTTTCCATCACTTGCAATCTCGTAAACTGATGAACCAGATTTATACCATCCATTCCCTGAGAACGTGCTAGTTAGCGTATTATCAGTATACAGCGTTACACCAACGATAAGTGACGTTGATGATGAGTACAGCGTGATTGGGTCGTATGCTTCAGCACAAGCAGTTGACCAGTCACCATAGCCATTGCCCCCGTCACCCATCAAGAATGAGTAGGCTGTTGCTGCGGAGAATCCGTAGAACTCGCTCATAGCGTCAGGAGAAGACTTACTAGCCAAGGCAGAGAGGGAGCGCAGTGAACTGTTCGCCTGCGCTTGCCCTAGCTCTACTCTGATGTTATCTATGCTTATCGGACCTGAACTCTGAAGTGCCATTAGCTAAGCTTCTTTTCAAGTTCTTCTACACGAGCTGCGAGCTCTTTGTTGGCTTCAATTAAGAGACCAATCAGTTTCTCGTAGCGCACAGCCAAGAATCCAGTATCGTTCGTTCTTACGGCAGACGGCATAACAGCCTCCACTTGCTGAGCGATGATACCAGTGTCGTGACCTTCGTATCCGTGAGCGTGCTTGTACTCGGGCTTCCAATCAAACTCCACACCAGTGAGCGACTTCACTTTGTCAAGTGCGTTCTCAATCGGTGCGATGTTGTATTTGAGGCGTTCGTCAGAAGATGAGTATGCTACGATGTCGTTTGATGCGTCAATGCGACCAGCAGTTGCTGATGCAGCTACGTTAACACCGAGAGCAGCTCCGTTTATGAATGTCTTCTTATTAAGCTGTACTTGGTCAAATGCTCCAGCTCCAATAACAAGTGCGTTAGCAGAGTTTGTGAACATTGCACTAACTGAGCTTCCGCTAGTATTGTGGATGCGGTAACCTTTTGTGTTGTCAGAGTGGCTATTTACAAGAAACAATGGAGTCGTAATGCTTCCAGTGCTGTATTGATGACCATCTGTAGTAAAGTGAGTTCCTGCGCCATTTGTTGGTGCGTTACCAATGTATGTGAATCCGTAAATCCAGTTGGTTCCTCCAGCGGTTGTGATGCCATTAGGGAAGAAAGCTGAGTTTGCTGTCCCCCAAGCATTACCATTACTAACGTATCCAGCAGGAGCATTTACAACACACTGACCCCAACCAAGGTTTCTACCCATAGTAAGGGTTGAGCCTCCGTCAAAGTGAACCACAGACATAACGCTGTCACCAGAGTCGTGTATTCCAAATTCCCAAGTTTCATTTGTGTTTGCAAGAATACCAAGTCTTACATCGTCAGCCCAACTAGTTCCATCCCAAGCATAGTTTAGGTCTGTTCTGCCTATGTTTAATGCTCCAGGTTGAAGTCTTCCTGGTTGATAGTTTGAGTTACAAATCTCTCCGTAAACCTTTAAAGAAAGGTCTGAGGCTGGGTCTAGATAGTAATTTGTATCATTGGAATCATAATAAATTGGGGCACGCATATCCGTCTGAGAATACTGTGTTCCTTGAGTCCATAGGTAACCACTATAGTTTGACAGCATCCAAGCAGCACGAGTGCTAGCGTCTGTTCCAGACCAGGCGCTATTCGGGTTAAAGCCAGTCACAGCGTTATTCATACCAAACAACTCGGCCCCAACCGTAGTATAAGAACCTATAGTTTGACCGCTTTGGCCTCCAGCATTAAACCAAAACAAGCCCCAGTTGTTTGAATTCTCTCTAAAAATCCAAGCATTAGCTTCAGAGTTTTCGTGCTTTAAAAGAACAGCGCCGTTACCAGCAGTTGATACAATACCGCCATTTATTTTTAAAGATGTACCACTTGAGTTTGGGTCAAGATAATACGTTGTATCATTTGAGTCGTAGAAGATTGGGGCACGGAATGAGCCAGCTACAGTATTGTTGCCACTCATATCTAAAACCCAACGGTCGGCGGCAGCGCTCCATCCGCCAATACGCATCACGTTGTCTTGGTCTAAACCAAAGTTCACAGCATAGCTTCCGCCTCTATGAAAGGACATAAATGCAGCATTACCACCAGTTGAATACGCCTGAAGAGGCGGACTGCTAAGACCACCAAGATATGAACCTATATTGCTTCTAAAGTAAAAATAATTGCCTTCAGTTAGAACTGTTCCAGTTATTGGAACTGCATAAGAGCCGTAGTTTGACGAATGAAGCACGGTGCGCCAGCCGCTGTACTGGTCATTGTTCCACTGCGTTTTAAAGTAAAAATCACCAGTGTGAGACCCCCAAAGTTGGAAACCAAAGTTGTTGCCACGCATACTAAGCACACCGCCATAGGTGTATCCACCAGGAGGGTTGGATAGCCCATTATAGTCGTTTACTTGGTCAAAACGTATAATAGACGCACTAGATTGGAATGACTGAAAATCTCCGCTTGAGGAAATTCCACGGTAGTACAAGTATCTAGATGAAGAACGGCCATCAAGGTTGGCCGAATCACCAGCAGATGTTGCATAGTTTACAGACTGGCTACCGATGTTGGCATTCGTAATCTTTGCATAGGCTGTTTGTATTCTATTTATGGTCGCAAAAGATGTTACAAAGTCTACAGACCATCCAGAAGCCCAAGTCTGATTATATCCGGTATAACCAAGCTGAACATCTGTAACAAACACCTGCGGGTGACTCCATTGAGTGCTAGTGTCTCCAATCCAAACACAATCCTTGCCATCATCTACTCCAAAACGTACAGTCAAGTTGCCTCGAGCTGAATCTCCATCAAGATAACAAAACTCATTATACCAATTATTGCCATCTCTATGGCCACCAAAAGTTATTGTAAACGATTTGTTTACAGAATACTCATAAACCTTTACCGTGCAGGTCATCATCATAGCAGACCCCTGAGTAGGTAGCTTAATTCTGATTGCTCCGGTGATTACAGATGTGGTAGTTACATAAGAGCCACCGCTAGGATATAAAATCCTAGTGTAGTTAGAGGTAGTATATCCACCACTCGTTATTAAGTTTCCGTTTACGGTGGTACTTAAAAGATTTGCCATATTACTTGTTTTCTAACTTATTTACTCGCTCGGTTAACTCTTGTACAGCCTTTAGTAAAATTACGCTCAAACGTGAGTAGTTTACTCCATCTGGACGGCCTTCATTATCGTACTTTACGACTTCTGGGAACAGTTCTGCTACGTCTTCTGCGATGAGACCAATCTCTTCTTGGTCATCCTTTATCTTCTTGTATCGTACAGGCTTAAGTTGTTCAACCTTTGCAGATGCAGACTCAATGTCTACTACATCTTTCTTGTATCGAATAGAAGAACTCTCCGTTATTGAACCACTTACGGTAAGGTTTCCAAATACTTGAGTATTTCCGGTTCCGCCTTCTACACCGAATAGTTGGACCCAACCATTTGAGTATACGCCAAAAGCAGACTCTGTGTGAACGTGCCATCCAAAAGACTTTCTCCCAAACACACCCTTGTCAGAAGCTGCCTTAATGATGTAGTCATTTAGTCCAGCTTCATCACTGTATGGCGAAAATCTTAGGCCTTCATAATCGCTAGAATCAGTAGTGCTGTACTTCAGCGTTAAGTTGCCAGTCATAGTATCTCCACCTACGTTCACATAATCGCTATCGTGATTATGAGCAGAAGGAGGGAACGCTGTAGGTTTGTTTTGAACATTTGACCACTCTACGGAGCCAGAACTTGCGGAATATCCAGACTCATCGGCGTATGACACAGACTGAGAAGCAATGTTTCCGGAATGGATGATTTCTTTTGCAGTATTCCAAGATGTTCCAACGCCAGAACGGAGATACCAAGACTCGTATGCAGTAGTGGTGGCAGTACCCATAATCTGCCAAGCAGCATATCCGTTATGCCATCCCTGCATTGTCATAACCGTTAACCAGTTGCTGTCGTGCGGCATCTGATTAGTAAATTCAAAGCTTACACGGTAGTCATCGTAGTCGTTTGGAGTTCTTTGACCACTTCTGGTGTCCTCAATTATACCACGGTATGTGTTTGTGGATGTTCCGGAGGTGCTTGCATAGTTTACAGACTGACTTCCAATGTTGCTAGTATTGATTGCTGTAGCCGCTGCCTGATAGTATGAACCGTGTTGTCCATCTAGCAAATCCGAATCAGTTGCAAATGCAGCCCTTACTCCCTGCCAAGCGTTTATACTTCCATTTTCGCAAGTCCTTACAAATAGGTTCCCAGCTACGCTATCCTGATTATATCTAGGAATGGCAATCTCCATCCAGTAGTCACCAGAACTTGTTCCAAAGCCATATTCATTACCAAGACTAAATCTTCCACGATACCACTGTGAAGAAGATTGATGTGGAGCGTTTGTGCTTCCTTGAACAAAGTTCCAACCCCAGTAAGCAACATCTGTATTTAGATTTTGGTAAGTGCTGTGTCCTTGCCACTGACCAAAGTTTCCTACAATTGAAATTCCAAGTTCTTGCTTTGGAAGTCTATCTGTAGAAATTGTTCCGGAAGTTATATCTGATGCTGAGTGCGTATGAGAAGATGCGGCTTTGCCATCAAGCGCAGTCTGTAGCCCAGTTATGTTTGCAATCGTGTGAGTGTGAGCCGGAATAGAAGTGAGGTATCCAAAAGTTGAATGGTCACCCCAGCCAAAAGCGCTATTCCAATCTTGAATTAGTTCATTTGTAATTCCAGCAGCTGGACTAGATGTGAAGAATGGGTCGGATTCACTACTTAACTTTCCATCTAATGCGGTTTGTAATCCAGTTACATCCGCAATGGTATGTGAGTGAGCAGGAAGAGATGTTAACGCATATTGCGAAATGTTGTATGACGTTATAACATCAACCCAAGGACTCCAGTTCTGACAGCAGTCGCGAAGAGTGCGCAACTTAAGATTTGCACCGTCGTCATTAATCCAGTCAGCAGAGAACTCAAAAGCCCTACTTCCAAATGCAAACTGAGCTGCAATGTCGTATGTGAATGGGCTATTATCTCCCCCGCTGTATGCACCATAAATAGCAAGACCACTTTGTATTTTAAGGGTTCTATCTGTGTCGTAGTCAACGCCACCACCAAGCACTTTAAAGTTATCCGTAGATACTTTACCGGTTAACAACGAGTCAATCTCTGACTCAGTGTAGTATCGGTCATCGTGTGTGTGGTTTAATGCTGCCTTTCCGTCAAGTGCAGTTTGAAGTCCAGTTACGTCAGCAATGATATGTGTGTGGTCAGGAATAGTAGTTAAGTATCCTGCCTCAGCGTGATTGCCCCAACTATAGGCATCGTTCCAACTTGCTATCTCTTCAGCTGTGATGTTGTATGCGGCACTTCCAACAAATACTGGGTCAGACTCGTTCGTAATGTAGGTGCTGTTGTCGTAGCTAATCGTTGTTCCGTTTGCCTTTACAAAACCAGTTCCATTTAGTTTGTCTTGCTTTAGGCCAATGCTTGTTGCTACGGTAGTTGCAAAGTTCGGGTCATCGCCAAGTGCAGCAGCAAGTTCATTGAGCGTGTTTAGTGTAGCTGGTGCGCTATCAACAAGGTTTGCTATCTGAGTTGAAACATAAGACTGAGTTGCAAAGTCTCCATCAACAAGAGCCTCATTAAACTCAGCAAGAGTTCCGGTAAGAGTGTTTCCTGCAACAGTTACAGAGAATCGACTACCGCCAATCGTTGATGCAGCACCTGAATAATAACCAATTCCCGGATTGGATATTGTTACATTTCCCTGCTCATCTACATTTATTGTTCCTCCTTTGTCGACTCCGTCTTGATATAGGGGTATGTCGTTTTGCCCCAGGAATTCATCTATAGAATCAACGGGAACGGCAGAAGTCAATCCAGTAGATAGATTGATTCTTTTGTTCGTTAATACATCAGAGCTGCTGGCAGTAATGTAGTCTGGTGTCCAGTTCTTCCAAAGTCCATCACTATCTCTGCGAAGAAGCTGACCTACCGCTGGAGATGTGATTAGAGCATCGTGAATCTCGTTGAGTTCAAATCCATTCTGAACGTGAACAAAGATTTCACCGTTGTTTGCGTTTGCACGAGTTACAACGCCAAGGTATACAAGGTGTGCTGGGGCAACCGGTTTGTTGTTTAATCCAAAGATTAAGTTTCCGTTTGTTCCAAGCCAAACAGGTTGACCAGCCGTAGCTGATGCCGTATTGAGACCATCAATAAGTCCTTCCGTTACAACAAAGAACTTACCATTTACTGCTGCGCTCGTTAGCGCAAGACCCATTGTCTTTGATGATGTGGCTTCGCTTGCGTTAGAAGCAAGACCAACAATCATATTTGTTCCGTCAGCAGAGGTAACGTAAACTGCTTGACCTTTTGCGATTGCAACTCCAGCCTTTACTTCGTGCTGAACCTTTGATGTGTAGTCTGTCTGAATTTGGCTATTTACCCACTCAGCGCCATCAAACATCAAAACATCTCCAGTAGCTGGACTTACGAGGTTTACATCGCCAATGTCATCGATGTATTCGATTCCGGTGATATAGGCATTTGTGTCTACGGTTCCATTAGCCTTTAGGAATCCTGATGAAGTTCCTAAAGGAGTCTTAAAGCCATTAAACGTAATCTTTCCATCCGTATCAATGTATCCTTGCTGAGTTCCAGCCCATTGAAACGACAAAACAGGAACAGCGGGGTCTCCCTGCCCCGGTTGCAAACCGCCACCTGAGTCAGCGTTAATGGTCAATAAGCCATTGTAGCTGAGGGTAGGTGCAACAACACCACCGACAGTGATTGTATTAGCCGTTGTGCTTCCCAGCGTAGTAACATCATCAAGAGTCTGAGTCTCTGTGTACGAGGTGATGTATGTGCTTGTATCGATTGTTCCATCGGCCTTTAAGAAGCCAGAAGCGGTTCCGCCAACAACCTTGAATCCAGTGGTTGCAATAGCGTATCCATCTGCATCAACAACAAACTTATTGTCGCCAAGCCAAGAGACATACAGCAAATCCGGATTAGGCTCACCTTGGTCTACCTGTTGCTCGCTGTTGATGGTTAAAATGCCCTCACGCTCAATAAGCGGAGTGGTTACTACTGAAGAAGTTACTGAGCCAGCCGTAGAGAAGCCAGCAGCAGTAATTGTGTTGGTGGTTGTGCTACCTTCATCCGTTACATCCTGAAGCGTAGGTATGCCAACTACGCTTTCATCGCTGGCATACCAAGTGTCTGTCAGGTCGTTGTATCGAAGAATCTGTCCGTTGTCTGGATTGACAGCATCAACGTCAGAGAGGTCATTTAAGGAGCCGTAGCTTGTCAGAAAGTTGGGTGCCCAGTTAACCCACGAAGTGCCGTTATATCGCAGCAAATTGCCCTCTGCAACAGTGCTGATGACTACATCAGTAAGGTCGTTTAGACTTTGTACGTTACTGCTACCAACAGTAATCCATTGTACACCGCTTCCGGTAGATGAGAGAACCTTTCCGGCAGTACCAATTGACCCTGTGTTATCGCTAACAGTGCCAAGCAGACCGACTTGAGTAACGAAGAACTTCTTGCCTTCAATGCGCTGGTTGCCCAGCGTTCGGACAAACGTAAACAGATTCTCTATCATAGACCTTATGCGTTAGTATCGCAATCGCCTTCAATTGGGTATACCGGGTAGTATACTGAAGACTGCTGCGAATCCTCCTCGTTGAACAAATCGTTGGTACTGGACTGAGCAAGCGCAAGAAGCGTTGCATCACCCTTGATGTAATTTACAATCCTCTGATTGATGTAACTAATCTTAGAGTCCAGCCCGCTTGAGATTCCATCGAGGGCATATTGGTCTAAATTTCTTTCTTCGGCCTTTGTAGTGCCTACGGCTGTACGAATGGTAGCGATAGCGCTACGCACAACGTAAAGGGCAAGAGCGTACTTAACGAGCTTGAACAGGCCAGCTTCTACTTCCGTCAAGTCCTCATCAAACACCTTTTGCTCGAGGTCTTCGTACAGGTCAGTGCCAAGAAGGTCTTGGATAGAAGTCACCTGCTCAAGCATAATCAATGACAACAAAGAAGAACGGTCCAGCTTCTTGGGAAGCGGGTAGTTCTGGTAAACGTAGTTGTCGTCGATAAAGATAACTTTTACGATGCTCATTGTGCAGCAGGTATGTCGTTGATATTTGCTCCTTTGATTGATTCTAGGTCAATCTTCTCTTCGATGATAGACAGGTCAATCTTGTCGTATCCAACCGTGGTCAAAACTCGGTTCACCGAATCCATAATGTTGGCTCGGTTAGGCAGGGTCTCCGTAGCGCGGAAAATCTGGTATGCCGTAACGAGTTCGTTACCAGTGCCACCAAGCTTACCAGCAACCATAACACCAAAAAGGGTTGGTGAGGTTACGTTGTGGGCAGTAAGAATCTTAGCGTCATTAAGGCGGCTAAGGATGTCAATGGTCTTGTCAAGGTTGCTTACATCCAGCGGAGTAAAGATGGGCGCATCTTCTTTGCTCTTCACCCAAGAAGCGATTACCGTCTCTGCCTCAGCACCAACAAACGAAGCCTTGAACTTATCGAACTCTAGCTTCTTCTGCTCATTAGACATATTACGTCCAACGAATGTTGCGAGAACTTTCGGAGTAAAGCCGTTTGCGGCTGAGTTACGAATGTGCTTACCAAATTCGTAGTCCGCACTGATAAAATGGAACGCTGAAATGTAGTTCGGCACACCGTAATAGTAATTATTGCTGTACGGATTCTTGACATAAAGGATTTGCTCTTGCTCTTTACCAAACTTGTCAAAAGCAGCAATCTTCTTGGGCTGGTTATGTTGCATAGACACATCGCCCTTACCGAACTTACGGCGTACAATGTAGTGCGTGATGCGACCGTTCTCATCCGGCTCTGCGATACGCACACCTTTTACATCAAGAGACTTGAACTCGATGAGTTTGTTGCGGTCTTTGTTCCACTTGATGTAGAACGCAAATGCTCCGTTAAGCTCCTGCTGGAAGGCAGCGTGTACAATCTGCTCGTACAGACCCTGAGACTTGCCAGCGCAGTTAGCCAAAAACGCTTTCAGTTCTGCTCGTTTGATTGGAGCCTTAAAAGCTGCATCTACGTTGTAGAGCAGTCCGTTACCAGCAACCATCTTTGCTTTCTTCGTGATGATTCCAGCGTGTACGGGTGATTGATTGTACATACGCTGAAGAAGAACCGGGAAGTCATCACCGTATCCAAACTTGATGTAGTCGCCAACATTGGTGTTGCCCAATGCGTAGCGGCTCTCAAGGTTTTCAATGGATTTTTCGAGCGGGTTGGTTACAATGTTGCTGTCCTTCGCAACCACAAAAGTGTTGGAAGCAAAGAAGTCAACAACCTTATCGAAAATGCTCATCTTTTACAATAATTTACAAGTTACTTATCTTAACTGTAGTGGTAAATAACTCTTCAGTGCTGTCAGAGTTCTCAAAAGTGTAATCTTCTACCAAGCACACATACTTGCCATAGGTGCGGAAGTCGTCATAAATCTCAAGCTTGTACTCCCCACCGGGAACTTCCTGTGATGCGATGTTGAGGTCGATGCCGATGAAGTCTTTGGCTACATCAAACTCGTACTTGTCGTAGAGGTTGTCAAACACATATTCCTGTCCACCAACAATCTTTGTCAGCTTAATGGTGAATGGGATGTCTGACATTGCAGGAGCTTTTACAAATGACAGCTCGTTAGTTTGTCCGTTCAGAATCAGTTTCATAGAATAAAGGTAATAAAAAAAGGGAGGGGAAACCCCTCCCTTTCCCCAAGTTTGGGGTTAATCAAATTACACGAGGTCAGCCCACTCGAGGTCAGAGATAGTGTACGCAAGTGCGTTCTCTTCTCCAACGAGGGTCAACTGGTAGCGGTTCTTGTCGGTACGAGCAGCACCTGAAGCACCATCTACAGTACCAGCGTACAGGCCGAAGTCAAATCCAACCAAGTGCTTGGTTCCAGCAGCCGTCTCAACGAAAGCTACGATTTCAGCACCCGGAGTAGCGATTTCCTCAAGAGCGTTACGCTTGGCAGAGTCCATACGCAAGAATTCCATCGTGATGGTAGGAACAACAGAAGCAGAACCGTCAGCGTTTACCGTTTTAACGTCGGTAAAGTTAGAGAAACCGTCTTTGTTGTTAAATCCAAGCTCGAGCAGGTCGTTGCCAGCAGCAATCAAGTCAGCCTTAAGGCTAGTAGTTACCGTGAAGGTAGCAGCGCCACCAGAAACAGAAACAAGGCCTTCAAGAGCAGCTTTGTCAGCAAGGTATACGGTCTTCAGACCACCTGAGGCAATTGAGCCACAAGCGTAAGAAACTGAAAGGCCAGTAAAATCAACAGCACATCCCATTTTATTATATAGTTTTAAGTGAGAGGGGGCTTTCGCCCCCCTCGGTTATTTATTAAGCGAAGTTCTTAGCGTAAACGATTTCTTCACCTTTCAGGTAAGAGAAGCCCAGCTTGAACTGACCCCAAATCTTGTCGCTAGAAAGCTCAGATTCGTACTTCATATCGATGGCGCGAACGTCATTGTAGTCGTCGGTCAACATAACGATGTTCTCCGGAGCAGAGATGAAGAACTCGTTAGCAGCGAGTGAAGGGAAGTGGATGATTTCCATACCGAAGTAGGCAGGAATGTTTCCTTCAACAACACCTTGAGCAGTCGTAGTGTAAAGACCAGCGATAGCGATTTGGTAGTGCTGAACAGCAGCAGTTCCCATAAAGAAGGCAGGCTTCAACTGACGGTCAGCATCACCGTAAACGGCAGCCAACATATTGGCGCTCATAGCTTGGTAAGCACCCTTCATTTTGTCGAGGATGTTAGCAGAGGTCAAAGCAGCATTGGTGTCGTAGTCGAGAACGGCGGTGTCGGCAGCCAGCTCGGTCGTCAAAGACGTAGCGGCAAGCTCGAGAGCCTTCTGAGCAGACAGCTTAGCGAAGTAATCGAAAACCCAATCCTTGAACTGAGCGTCCATAGTCTCTTCGTTGTGCTGACCTTGCTTGAGCAATACTGAGCGGTAGGTAGCCTCGAGGACATCCTTACAGTTCAAGAAAGCCCACTTGTAGGTCTCAACCGTCATTTCTTTCTCGTCGATAGAGGCAGAAGACTGGGGGTCGAATACACACAGGTCGTTACCGAAGGTCAGGGTAGCATCAAAGATGGGAACCTGTACTTTCGACTTAACACCGTCGATAAGACGGAAACGGTCCAACACTTTGGCGCTCTTTACCATCGTATCGATAAAGAGGTCGGGGGTGCGGTTGCCCCAATCTAAAGTTGCAACTGAAATTGCCATTTTATTTTGAAATTTTAATAATATACAAATTAGTAAAGACGCTTGCCAAAGAACTTGTCAATCATCTTGATTTTATCAGAGGTGATTCGTTCGAACTTGACCGTCTTATCAACGGGCTGCGCTTCCTCTTCTTCGCCTTCTTGTTCAGCAGACAAAGTCAATTCAGCTTCTTCGACAGAGGCATCCTCTACCTCTTCTAGTTGCACTTCTGCAACTGGCTCTTCAACTACTTCCTCAGCAGCTTCTTCGAGGACTACTTCCTCTTGAGCTTCTTCGGCGAGTTCTTCGGTTTGCTCTTCAGCTACTTCTTCAGCAGCTTCTTCAGCAGGTTCTTCTGAAAGGGCTTCAGTAGCCTCTTCCACAGCCTCAACGACTTCATTGAACTGACCATCTGATTCAGCCCAAAGCTCCATCAAAGCTTCAATTTGTGCGTTCTGAGAGGCAATGGTGGCTTCTAATTTAGCAATGCGCTCACCAAGCTCTACAGCGAATTTGAAATCCATATCACTTTCGAATTTATGTTCTACCATATCAAAATTTTTGACCTCAATAGAGAATCCATTAAGGCCGCTAGCTTTAATCTCGTCACGAATCGCTTCGGACTTAACGTATGCTTTAGCAAATACAGTTCCGACTGGTAAATCGAAACCGTACATCTTACTCTTGTCCTCTTCTCCTTCCTTGACCCACATCTCAAGCATATAAACCTCATCGGTTTCAAACTGGTGCTGGATGTTGAAGGAATTGTGGAGACCCTTCTCGGCGTAGCCCATCATCATCTTCTCGATGGTGTCTACTGAGAACTGAACGTAGTATCCGCCATTTTCTCCGTGGCGGTAAATCGGTTTGTTTGGGATGATGACCGGACCAACAACAACTCCCTTTTCGTTATCAACGAAGAACATATCTTTCTCCTCATCAGAGAAGTAGATGAAGTTCTCTTGGATTGCCGGGTTGGTCACCAACGAAATACGATACATACCAGCCTCGCCATTGTCTTTCATAACAATGTCGTAAAGCGGTAATTCTTGATTAATCGGTTTCATACTTCGTTAATATACAAGTTTACTTTGAGCTTCGTGGATGTGAAGCCGGAAGAAGGTCATTGTCCTGAACGTATTTTGCATTCTGAGGACTTCCTTTTACCACCAAATAGAGGAACGCATTTAGGCGTGCAAGTCCCCACTGCGTAGCAGATTTAACCATCGGTGAGTGCGAAGTGTTGTATGCACCCATACCACGAAGCACAACCTTCTTGGCTGCACCAACAGATACCTTTTTATCCGGGTACTTTTCGTTGTGCTTTGCAATCTTGCTCTCGATTCCATTAATCACTTCAGGGCTTAGCTTTCCGCCCTTGCCCTGACCCTTGGGTGATTTGTTTGGCGTGTCGCTGTTTGGAGCTTTCTTGGACTCCTTTACAGAGCCATCTTCATCCTGCTTTGCGAATCCCTCACGAAGACCTACCATCCTGAGGAATTCATCAAGTGTGATATCAACACCTTCAGATACCAAGTTCTGGTATTCTTTCATTGCGGTCTTGAGTCGGTTTTTGGGGTCTTCGATAGAGCGAATGATTGCTACGATTCCTTCGACCATAGCAACATCATTGTCATCAATTGAATCAATTGAGAAGCGCCCATTGCGAATTGATTCTGCCTTGCGAATAGCCCAGTTTACACCGCTCGTTCCGCCCCAGATAAGCCAAGCAACATAACCTCGGTCTTTCCAAGGAGTAGCTGCGTACTTTGGGTCTACTTTGCTGTTCTGGCGGTGGCGATTAAATGCAGCCATACGAGCAATCGTTGAGTACGAAAGCGCTTCACGATTAGCGAGTTGGTTTGCACGAGTCCAGCCAACGGCAGTTCCTCCCTTTACTTCATCACCGTATTTCTCTCGCCACGCAAGTGCCCGCTTCGCGTTGTTTGAAGCAGACTGCGGATAGTCGTTATAAGTCTTTGCCATCTGATTAATCTACAAATATGACCTCAAATTTTCCGTACATATAACCATCGTAAATCTTAGCATCGCTAAGTGAGTTAACGATGAAGTTCTCGTTGGTCTTCAGGAACTTAAACTTCTTTTTGTACAGGTCTCCGTTCTGGAACATCGTGTCAGGAATGGCTGCATAGAATGACATCTTATTGCTTTCATTGGCCACAAAGCGCTCAGTACCAACAAGATAATCGTAAGCAGCTGTGGTTGAACCGTCTGCCAACACAAAGCGCAAGTCTTTCTGATTGCCTGACAATGAGTTGACTGGGTATCCCTGAAGCAAGAAGCTACCAGCTGACTTGTAGACAATCTGTCTGATTTTCTGTCCGTAGTCATTGTACTGACGGAACACCGGGTATCGAAGCGTTGTCTCGAAGTTCGGATTCCGCAGGTAGAAGATTCGAAGACCAACTTTGTCGTAATCTGGAATCTCATATTTGATGTCTCCAATCTCTTGAACTGCAACGAGTCCGCTATTGAGTAGCAATGGGTCTGTAAAGAACTCCGGGCCACATACAGACTTATCTGTAGAGTTAATTAGTGCGGTCTGGAATTCTACCGATTTTTCTCCATTTCCGTTTACGTTCCACACACCATCAAAACTTCCAAAACCAAGTTCAGCTTTTGTCTTGTCGTAGATTCCTTCGTTTACTTTGTTGAGCAGCTTTAGCGTTTTAGGTGGCAATACTCCAGCCTCGATTTCAAATGGTTTCAGCGTATCAAGATATCCATCAATAGTCTGCGTAATTAGCCTAATGTCTTTTAGGTTATCTAAGATTACGTTTCCACTTGTGTAGTCGTAAATCAGACTAAGGCCAAAACGCTTCATAATGTCGACCATAAGGTCGTATACTCCTACTGAAGTATTATTCATCAAAGACTCCTTGAACTGGAAGTTGTCGCTTGGGCAAGTTGCAGCGACAGAACCAAAGTTGTCCACCTTTAATCCAAGCGTACTCCAGTCATATCCAAAAGTGCGAAGCTTCTGAATATCGACCCACTTAATTTGTACGCCAGTAGTAAGATTGATGGCTACTATTTGATTGTTGCTGGTTCTCTTTGCTATGCAAGATGTTGTTGCTGTAACATATCCTTCATCTAGGTAAACCCCGATTGCATACGAATAGGTGCTTCCACCAGAAATCTCGTAAGATTCAAGATTACTTAGTTTTCCTGTAAACTGTGCGAAGTTTATAGTTCCATTTGCGAAGAATCCGTACTCTGTGCCGTCCAGACCTGTATTTGCGGTAACTGAAGAAACAGACAGTGTTATTGGCTCATCGTTTGCATCAACAATTGGAATCTTATACTTCGGTATGCTTGCCGTCATATAAGACTCATAAACTAAAACGTATGGCCTAAATACTGCGTTTGAAGTGTCAGTTATGTTTACAACGTGAGGATATATGCCCTCATCAATCTCTGCGTCAACAGTAAGAATGCAAGTCTTTAATCCGGAAACCGTTACGTTTCCAGAGTTGAATAGAATTTTTGCGCTAAAGTTTGAGCCGTAAGATATATATCCAACGTTCTCATCTCCCCAATCGGTAACGCCTCCTGGAGTTCGGAACTGGTCTCCAAACTCGCGGCTAATCAGTGCATCCGAAGCAGCGTAGTTTGTTGGACCAAAAGGCTCATAAGACTCCTTAGCAATCAGTTTGTAGTTCGTGATTGGCATAACCTCATACTCTTCACCGTTGTATTGAACGAAGTTTGAGGGAAGAGCTTGGTCGGTGTTTAGCTGAACGTTGTACGGAAAAGGAAACAAGAAGCTCTCTCGCTTGCTTACCGGAGTACCTGACAGGTAGGTAGGATAAAGGATGTAGAGATTTCTTGGGTCCCAAGAACCTGTTCCAGAAACAAACTTAGATGTGTACGTTATGCCAGCTGTGGTAAATACACGGTCAATAAAGTCAACGACTCTAAGTGCTGGCATAAGGCCAAACTTCTTGCCGTTAGTGCCCCACGAAGTAAATTGGCGAGATTCATATCCTGATATTTTTTGAATGTTATCAAAGTCGATAAAAGGAATTTCAATGTCCCTTTGTCCATATCCCTGATTAGAAGATAGGTATGTGCTTAATGTGCGAACCTGAGTTGAGAACGAGTCGTTGTATATGTCTCCAATAGTAAGGTCACGAAGCGACTTCGAGAACTCAGAAACTCGGTCTTTAAGCTCAAGATTGAAAAGAGACTCAAGTGAGTTGACTACTACCGACTGAATTCGAGCCTTTCCCTGTGAAATTACATTATCATCCTGATAGATGGTATAGTTGTACTCAGTTAACGGAATTCCTCCGTATCCAGTCTCATCATTGTAGTTGAGTATCTCTTTGTTCTTTTCAGTATATGGCACACTGGTGTTGAACGTAAACGGAATCTTGATAGAGTCTACGTTTGTGGTGTCGTAGTAGTCTACCCCGATGTTTATCTCTTGATTGGGGAATAAGTCGACAAACTGATTGTTTACTCGTAACCTGTAGCTCATATCCGTTTATTAATGCTTGCTTGATGACATATTAAAAGCTACCGAGCTTTTGTACTTGTTGTTAAACACCTCAAAGGTAGAGTCATTGATGCTAACCTTGTATGCCATTGGAGTGGCTTGACATTTGTCAATCAAAAAGATAGTGTCTGCCATAAGAGCATCTTTACCGGACCAGAAGTTCCTGCGCAAGTTGTCGAGTGTTACAACGTGAGATACTCGCTTAGAGTACGCAATCATAAGGTCGGAATAGTGAGCCTTTTCGATTTGCGTGTTTACCTTGAATGTGTTTGCATAGTTTTCTACAACTGATGAATACAGATTTTCACTGTATACAATTACAGAATATGTTTCTCCATTCACTTTCGTAAACTCATAAAAGTTTTTGTCAATGTTGGCTTCAAAAGCAACAGGGAAATTGCCCAACGGTGGACTCATTGCCGAGTCTGTGATGTAGTAAACCGCAAAATCAGTTAAGTCAGAAACATTGTAAATGATTGCCACATCACCAGCTGCTAATTGGAAATTAGGCATCTGGTCATTATCAAAGACAACCGTAGCTACTCCATTTGTTTCCGTGTATGAAAGTAGTGGGCCGTTCCAACCAAAATCCTGATTCTGAATAAAGTCTACTCCAGGACCATTGTCATAAAGAATATCTACAGCCATTACAATTGAGAGTTACGTTCTTGGATTCTGCGAGCATTTTCATCACTGCGTAGGTCAGATGTTGCAACAAATGCACGAACCGGTTTATCTAATTTACCAACCATTGAGATGTTCGCTGATGCAATTGCACGAAGCAGTTCAACTTGCTCGGTTGCAATCTGAGCCGGGTCTTTTACGATACCTCCGGTAGCAAACTTGTAGTTTGACTTACCATACCCATTGATTTGGTCAAGCAAGGTCTTGTACTTTTGAGTTGCCTTCTTGTTTACGATGTACTCACCGCCTTCCATCTCGTAGCCACCCTGACCACGAACGGTAAACGGAACACCGCCTTCAGCGTGAGAAGGTCCGTTAACGATACCACCTTCGGCAAATCGAGTTGGGATGAACTTACGCTGATTGATTGCTCGAAGCTCTAAACCATATCCAACCGTTGCAAAACCAGCCGTAATTGCGGCCTTCAATGATACATCTAGTGGACTAGCAGCCTCGCCACGCTTCAACAGTGTTGGGATGATTGAGCCTAAAGCCTCTAAGTAATCAACCAAAGCCAATTGACGGTCTCGTTTCTGTTCGGCGTCGAAGATTTGCTTCTCAATTCTGTTTTGAGCTTGCACTTCTTTCCTTCGATTCTTCTCTACTTGAGCGCGGTACTCTGCTTCAGAAATTAGCTGACCCTCAAGCTTTGCTTGGAGAATCTCATCCTCTACTTCAGCACGATACTTAATTTCATCAAGCTCTTTGTCGAGTCGATTCTTCGTGTTTTCAAACGCAACATCATTGAATCTATCAATCGCCTTAAGAGTCTCATCAAGTGCAGCAGCAATGATTTCTTGAGGAGTGATGTCGATTTTTAAAATAATGTCATCTTTCTTTATACCATCTTCTATGGTTCCACGAAGAAAAATAAGCTTCTTTTTAATCTTAGCAACCGTTTCTGGGTCAACTGTTCCCTTTTCGATTGCATCATTAAGTTCTTTTACCAGTGCATCACTAGCATCTGCAAGTGGCTGAAGTAGTTTAATGGCTGCCTCAGCTCCAATTTTTTCAGTTTCTTCACCAAGCCTTTTTTGGTAAAAGGATATCGAGTCAGCAAGCTCTTTCCTGATATTGTCAATATATTCTCGTTGAGCAATAAACAAGTTTACTTGACCATACTCAGTTTTGTCGTATTGGGACTCAAGCTCCTTAAGCCTTGACGTGAACAAACTTATTGCATCAGAACCATCTTCATAAATGTTTGTAGCTTCTTTTACAACTGTTACTTGAGACTCAAGAACGCCCTCTATGTTTTCTTGTGATAGGTTTGTTAGGCGTTGACTCCATTCAGTAAGCTTGTTATTAAAGTCTTGAAAATTAGCGGAACTTTTTTTGAACTTCTTTGAGTATTCGTCAAAAAATGCTCCAGACCTTACCGTCAAATCTTCAGTTTTTGATGCGTTCTCAGCAAGAGTGTAATTGTATTTGTCAATTACTTGTGCTTGGGCATCTCTCTTTTCGCGCAATATGTCTAAAAGCTCAGCCTCAGTCGCAGCCCTACTAGCTTTAATTTCATATTCATCATCTATTTGCTTAAGCCTTTCTTTATACGCTTTTTCAGCATCCTTTTGAGAATCATCTATTGCCTTTCGCTCAAGCTCAAAGTTCCTTAATCGAAGATTGAATTCTTCCTTGTATTGGTCGGTTGGGTCTTTCTTTTTCCCCTTTGGTTTTGCATCTTCAATTTTCTTTACCTCGGAAAGCCTGCGACGCAATTCCGTCAAACCTTGAATTTGACCCTCTATCTCAAGACGCTGTTGTTTAGTTCCTTCAGCATCTTTCTTCAGAAGGGCCGCTTGGTTTTTCTTTAGCTGATTTATTTCAATTTGAAGCTCCTTAGAGCGCTCTTCAGATTTTGTTTTTTTCTCTGTAGCACTCTGTATACCAAGGATTGATTTGATTTCGTTCTCATTGGCCTTGATTACAGCATTCTTGTTTTTTAAGATTGTGTCGTTTACTGCCTTTGATGATATTGGCTCGTTAATTTTTTCAAGTGCACCGAGAATAGTAAGGACATCTTCGTTAAAACTATCGCCAAATAAATATCTCTTTAACCCCTGCGTAGCGGAAACTGAGCGGACCTCAATAGAGCCTTTCTTTATATCATTTAATACTTTATTTACTTCCTCTAGACTTTTTGCGTCTGCTTCATCAATTGTCTTTAATATGGCTTTAATGTTTTCATTGTCTGTGTCTTTTAATAACTGATTTAGTATTTCAAAAGCACTCAACGATTCATTAAGTCCACCTTCAATTATTTGATTAAATGAATCTCCAAGCTCTTTGTTTCTTTCCGATAGTATTTTGTATCCGCGTGCAAGCTTTTCAGAGTCTTCACCAAGGAATCCAATCAATTCAATTATAGCTTCATTAGAAACTAAAAAGTCGCCAATAGTTAAAAGCAAATCATTGTATGCGCTTTTCAGAATATCGATTTGCCCTGTAAGGCTAGACATCTGTAGCGCAGTAGCAGAAAGAAGGCTCGCATATCCGGCTTCAGCAGTCGATGCTTCTTTTACGGCTTCAATGTTATCAAGAACAACCAGCAGCTGGGCAGCGCCTGCCTGCTTTACCAAGTCAGTAGCTTCCTCAAGTCCTATGTTTTTGTCGGCAAGCTCTTGAAGTGTATCAATAAGGTTTACTCCAGGTTGTTTTAGGTCGCTAAGTATTCTTCGAAGACCAGTTCCCGCTCTGGATGCAGAGAAACCATTATCTGAAAGTATTCCAAGTATCGTTGCAGTTTGTTCAAGGCTGAGGCCAGCTTGGTTTGCCAGAGGTCCAACGTAGCCAATTGCAACATTAAAGTCCTCAAGTGACAGTGCAGATTCGTTTACTGCGCCCACAAGTATTGCGGCAGTTGATGCTGCTTGCTCAGTAGATAAACCAAACTGATTTGTTACTTTTAAGATTGACTCACCAACCTTAGTTAAGTCTTCTCCGGTTGCTTGTGCAGCCTGTGAGATTGGTCCAAGTAGGTTAGGTATATCTTTTGCAGTTACACCTAGTTTTCCTAGTGATACAGCAAGTTCGGAGATTTCATTTGCTGTAAACTTTGTTTCTACAGCTACAGTTCTGATTGACTCTTCTAGATTCTTAAGTTCAGCACCAGAAGCATTTGTTACCGCCGCAATTTTTGACAATTGACCATCGAAGTCAATAAATGCTCTAATTGAATCCTTGAAAAAGTTTACTACGTTTCCTACTACGAGGCCAAGGACTTCGTAAATTCCAATGAACTTTACTACACTGGCAACGGCTTTGCCAATAGCCTGCGGTGAAAAAGCATCCCGTACAGCCTGACCAAAAAATAGTGTTTTTTGACGCGCTCTTGCAGCCTCTTCGCCAAAACGCTTTAGGTCACGTTCGGCCTGCTTTGCGTTTCTCTCTCTTTGAGCATTCTCTTTGCCTAGGTCAGATAACGTTTGCTTGAATCGATTTCGGTCTGCTGCCGCGGCATCTCGTTTCTTCTTTTCCTCTTGCTCAATTTGAGAGAGCCTGTTTTTTTGAAGCCTAAGAAGCTCTTTAATCTGCTTAGTCTCTTCATCGTACAGGCGCTTTTTTTCTGCACGCTCTTGAGCAATGCGCTCTTTAAGGTCTTTTAATGCCTGTCGAGCGGCGGCCTGACGCTCTTTGATAATTGCACGCTCCTGTTGAGATGCAATCTTTTCTTGGTCAGCAAGTTCTTTTAGCTGAGTTTTGTATGCAGATTGCTCTTTGCGAAGCTCACGAAGAGTCTTGTTTACAAGGGTGCTATATGTGGAGTCAAGCGACTTTACCTTCTTTTGAAGGTCTTGAATTCGCTCTGAGGTTCCCTCAGCAGCCTTACCATCAGCAGCAAACTGCTTTGCGACTTTTTCTGACGCTTCAACAAGTTTTATAAAGTCTTCACGAGCTTTATTAACCGATGAGCCAATTTCACCTTGTATTGTTTTCCAGTCCTTGCCCTCTTCAACTAGTGCAGTAAACTTTGCAGTTAAAGCGCCAATACTTGCGGTTAGTTTGTCAACCGCACCAATCTGTTTGTCTAACTTATCGGGTTCTCCAGCCATCTTATTGGAATATACTAATTACTTTGTTGATTGAGCTTGCGCCAAGGTCTTGTAACCAGATTTGGTTAAACTCCTCAAGTGCAGAAAGAATTGCAAACTCTGCAACAATGTTACCCGATGCAAAGTATGGACTTCTGTTTTTTAGTTGTTGGTTTTGGTTGATTGAGCGAGCAATCAGGAATGCCAAGCTCTTTCGGTACTTCTTTGACTTTGGCGAGCCAACCAGTGGGTACAGATATGTTTTGCTTTTTCCGCCACGAATACCCTTGTTCACACTAGCCTTTTCCCTGCGAGTAGAGTAGTTGTTATTTGCAACGTAGTTATTTCCGAACTTACTCTTCCAATTACCGTTGTTCACCTTTGCGTAAATCCACTTCTCAATCTTTGCCGCATCCGCATAAACCTCTTGAGTTGGATTTTCTCCAGCTCTTGAATCAACAAGTTCTGCGTAAGATGGTGTGCGAAGCCTGTTAAAGAACGTAACCGATACGTTCTCGATTACATCCATATCATTGTTTATGGAGTATGAGATGCTTAGGTCTTTGGAGAAGTCCCTGCTTAGGATTGCCTCAGAGAGCTTACCAGTATAGTATTGGTTGTTGCGATTTAACGCATTTACCATAGCCTCGTTAAGCCCAGAAGAACGGAGCTTACGAAGCAGTATTGCTCTGAGCTGACCACCTTGCCTGCGTGCGCTCATTATTCAGGAACATAACTTGAGTTTAGCGACTCATCAGTGCAAGAGATGTTCTTGTCAAAGTCTACTTCAAAAGTGCATACCGCAGCAGTGAGATTGTACTCATCGGTTGGTGCTTGGGCAATGCTTACCTCTTCAAACTCTACGTCGTTGTCAAGGCTAAGGATAAAGTCTTGTACCTGACCAACAACAAAGAGGTTTTCCTGCATTGAAATCACCAATGAGTCTTGGTCATCAGCCAAGCACTTATCTACCACAAAAAGAGAGAAGGTGACCTTATTTGTATTCTGTCGGTGAGAGATGTTGCTTGACTCCACAGACACAAACAGCGAGCGAGCTGAAACGTTAATGGTGTCAACCTCCTCGATAGAGCCAACAACCTTAAAAGCCTCAATCATCTTATGCCCCTCAGCAAAGCCACGCAGGTGCTTGTAGAAATCAAAAAGGGTGGTCATAGATGCTTTTGTTAATTTACAAATTACCGCCTGCGAGCCTCCTCAGCTCGGCGCTCAGCCTCAATGCGCTTGGCTAGCTGAACGCGGTAAGCTAACTCAATCAACACATCAGACATCTTCATATCGTACACAAACTGAAACTTAGTTAGGTCTTCGTTTGCTAGTGCGCGAACAATAGAGTACCAGAACCAACGCTCGTTGAATGTGTCTGGCTCGTCTGGTTCCTCCTCTTCTTCTCCCTCTATCGGTTCAATCTTGTTATAGATTACACCCTCGAACTTTGTAAAAAGGATGTAGTCTCTGTTCTGCATCATACTCTTGACGACGTGAGAAACAGCTATAGCATCCTCTTCGTAGATTGAAGTGATTAGCGCCTCTTCCTTCTCTTGGTCCGTGTTGTCAAACTCAACCTCATCTTTTGGCCTGATGATTATCGATGCAATCCTCGACTCGTCAAATTCGTTCTTGATTGCGTGTTCAAGCAAAATAAACTGCGTTAGAGACATCTTTAGGATGTCAGTGTACACATTGTACCTGTCAGCTATAGAAGATGCGTCTACGGCCCTAAAACTGCCCTCATTTACACTGTCGGCGGCCCTGATTACATCTACCCTTTCTGATATAGATATTTCCTTAAGGAATTTCTCCAGCCTGTCCTCACGGATGGCCTCAATCATTTTAAGCTTTAATCCGAACTTCATAAGAACATTGTTACTCCGCCGTCTTGCTCCTTGAACGCACACCACGCTGCGATAGCCAAAGACATCACCATATCGTCGTGCTTGCCCAGAGAATTCGAAAACTGCATATTTCCAGTGATTGGGTTTCGCTTGCTCTTGAAGTCGTAAAGTTCCTTTACCAAGTCAAGATTGTCTGGGATGGTAATCTTTTTGTCTTCAAACAGCTTAATGAGGTTCCGAACGATTTCAGGCTTACTCTGTCCGGTTGTATGGAACGGAAGCATCTTGTACATCCTGTCGTCATCGGTAATCTCATCAAAGAGAAGGTCGTTGTTGTTTATCTCGAAGTAGCAAGCCATCAACTTCTCATCGTGCTTCAGGTAGAAATCCTTGATGCGATTCTTGAACATATCAGCATCCATACCCAGCTCACGATACTGAAACCTATCAATATCGATAACATCATAATCTTGGTTCATTGCGGTTAAAACGGTGTAGTCATACGCCACACCGATATCCATTCCTATGTATACTCGTTCGGTGGTGTTTGGGGCATACTGCCTGATTGCCTCCTCTACGTTAGTAAACAAAGCGTCGCCACTCACTGGCTTACATAGGAACTCTTGGTCGAACTGCGCCTTGGTCATACTCTGCTTGATGCCAAGCACCGTCTTCTCGACAGCAGGGTCAGCTAGGTCCAGATACGTCCGCTTGATGGATTTAATCTGTTCCCAGTTGGCTTCATCCATTCCCTGCACATATTTGTCCCAATACCAGTTCTTGCCGTTGAAGGTCGAAGACATCACCACCCGCCCGCCAGTGCGAGTCACCATAGGCAGCAAAACCTCGTTGATGAAATCCTCGCTCATAAACGCAGCCTCATCGATGTAGATGAAGTCGAGCGTAGCGCCACGCAGATTGTCTCCAGAGTCCGCGGAGCGGAACTTGATGAAGCTACCGTTGTGAAAGAACATCTCGTTGTTCTTCCTATCGAAGCGCTTCACGATTTGCTGGAACACATCTTGGTGGTTGATAAACGCAGCCTCGATGTCCTTCATCACCTTGTTGGCTTGGTCCTGAATAGGACTCACCCAGAACATACGAGTGCGAGGCTTATTGAGCGCACGCATCACCGCATCGTTCATCATCATAAACGTCTTGCCTGTCTGCCGACCAGCAACGATAAGCGTAATGAACGGCTTGTCCTTGTGGATTACGTTCAGGAAGTCCCGCTGAGGAGCCGAAGGGTTATACAGGTTAATCTTCATCCTCGTACTCTATGTCGATGAAGCCACCCACGTCTTCGGTTGGTTGGGTTAGGTCAATCGTTGCCTTCACATCAATCTTAGTCTGCTGCACCTTCACCGGAGCCTTGAAGCCCTGCATATCGTTAATCATCTTCATCGCCTCCATAGCCATCTTAGCATCGCCATTAGCCATAGCCTCGTCACGAATCTTAATCAGCAGCTCAAGGTTCATCCCCTTGGTGGCCTCTACCTTCTCCTCAGTCTTGTTGACCACACTACGCAACGCCAAATAAAAAGCAGTGCCGTAGTTGTTCTTGTCGCGGTAGTAGCTCGTGTAGTTAAGCTCCTTCGCAATCTTACCCTGCTGCTCGATGCCCTCAGCACGAACACGCTCGATAAACTCCTCCTGCATAGGAGTAAGCCCAGAGCCTCTGCCAGAGACCACCTCGTTCTTAGCGTTTCTTATGGATGCCATACACCGGGATGCTGTTGATACCAAACCGCAACGTGAAGTAAAACTCATCATCGAACTTAGGCTCGAACTCGTAGTGGTAATACTTCATCACATTAGCCTTAACCCTTTGGATGCAGCTACCGCAAGCAGTCTTTGGATTCTCCACCACACGAATGTAGTTAGACTTTCCCACCATCGAGTTGTGAAACTCGAACATAGCAGCCCTCAACTCGCCCTTAGGCATACTGTGGGTCAACAGCCCACGAATCAATTCTCTGAATTCCATACCCAAATATACAATGAATTATTTTATGAATTATGAAAAGAACTTTGTATAATAGTATACTATATATAGTATACTATGTATAGTATTACACCTATATTATTCTACATTATACTAATATCAATGTAATAATAGAAGAATACTCGTATAGAGTATTCTTTAGTAGTATAATAATAGACAGGTTAAAAAGGAATGATTGGAGGGGAAGGTCATTTTCTTTCAATTCCCCCCGTACAGAGGTGCTAGTTAAGAACAAAACCAAAATTTTTTACGGTCACATAGTAAATTTTTTTTTTACACCTTGTTAGTATTTAATTTGTTCGCATATTTGTTATGCGGAATGACCGCACCACAACAACAAACAAAAACTATTTATACAAATGGCAACCACTAAAAATCCCCAAATGGCCGAAGTTCTTGTCAATACTTCGACGATGCGTATCGCTACTAATAACGACCTAATAAAATACTATATGGTTGAATTATTAAAAGCAGCAACCGCGGAAAGTTATTCAACCGAAGCAGCAACCGCCGCGATAGTTTTGCTCCGTGAACAAATGGAGGAAAACAAAAAACAAGGGGGAACACAACACGCCCCGAAACACACCCAAGCCGTGTCCGATAAATTCAAAGTAGAAATTAAAACGGCATATGTACCGAAGCAAAAGTTTGTTTTTGCCGAGTAGTTCCTATATGGGGGGACGAAATACTCCCCCCTTATTTCTACAAATAATCCACAAAAATTCCTACAAAATGCTCGTACAATTTGAACAAATAAGCGCAGAAGATTTAGCGTTATTCCTGGCCAAGCATAGTACCAAAAAGTCAAGGACTAAAAGTACAAATAGTCCTAAGGTTAAAACTGTAAAAACCCGCAAGGGAGTTATGCAAGTATTAGACAAGGATGGCTACAAATATATTCCGGTAAGGGATACAGATAGTATGAAGATTATTGTAAAAACTTACAAGAAGCCAAAGTACAGAAAGAATATGTATGCTCGTATTTTCTGGGAACAAGAAACCTGGTAATTGTCTAACCATTATTTATACAAACTCTAAAACTATTATTTATGATTTCTTTTGTTCAACTATTGATGCTAATAGGTGCTGTAGTTATTGTACCTATTGTATTGTCCGAAGGTGTACAACTATTCAAAGAACTAATTAAAGATTTAAAGTAGGTAAGTTTATAGGGATTCTTACCGGGGGTCAGTAGAAATACTGGCCCTTTTTATTCCCTTTTTATTTAACCAATCAATTCTACAAGTTATGACCTATTCAGAATTTCAAAAATCATTTGTTCATTTCTACTTATACCACAAGTTGATTAAGCCGCTGGGTTCCGAAAAATCCGAAGAAGTTATCCATTCCTTTTATACAAATTGTTTGAATAATATGGGCGAAAGATACTTCGATTATTTAGAGCGCAAGGGGCCAGACACTGATATTATTATTGCTGCTTTTCCTTGGGATACTACCAAGCAAGGACACGACTTTTGGTCGCTCGTTAATCATATAATTCAACACCAATAAAAAAAAGATATGGCATCACATTTATTTACAGAAACTGTTGCTGACCCATTAGATTATGATATCGAACTGGGTCTCGATTTTTCCGCTCGAGTATACGAGGATTACGACTCAGGTAATTATACAATCTTTGAGCGCACTCCAAGATTATATATCAACGGAAAGGTATATGATTTACCGAAAGAGATTTCGGATAAGTTAGAAGAAATTATTGGTGAGTATTATGAATCGATTAACTATGAATAACCTAAACAACTATGACACAAGCAATCAACTTCAAAGATATATCAAGTGGTAGTGTTATTTCTATTACTGATATTGTTAGCAAACTACAAAAAGCAGGACTAATCTTCGGAGCAATGTACGTCAAGAAAGACGGAGAATTGACTGAGATTAACGGTAGGTTTGGTGTGCGCAAGTTCCTAAAAGGAGGCAAGCGTACTGCTCCAAATACTATGCTTGTCATTTGGGAGAATAACCGTAAGCGTTATACTTCCATTGACCCAGAGCGTATTATATCAATGCGTGTACAAAAGAAGGAGTATTTAAACTTTAACTATAAATCTTGATTAGATGGAACTTCTCACACAAAATTCCAAGATTAAAAAGACGGGTAAAAAGTTCGGAGTTCGATTGTTCAACTTCGGTATTACTGCATATAAATCGCAGAAGACAGGCAAGATGATTTGTCCTTTTGCAGATAAATGTGTCAAGTATTGTTATGCACAGAAGGGCGCATATATATGGAGCAATGTCAGTCCGGTATTTGAGAAAAGATACGAGGCTACATTGCGAGAGGACTTCGTTGAGATTATGTCCAAAGAAGTTCGCAAGAAACGTGCAGATTTTGTGCGGGTACACGATAGCGGAGATTTCTATTCACCTGAATATCTACGCAAGTGGTTTGATATAGCAAGAGAGAATCCAAGTGTAAACTTTTATGCTTACACCAATTCTCTAAATCTTGTGCGAGGTGCTGATATTCCTGAGAACTTTGACTTTATATTCTCTGACGGTGGCAAACTTGCACATACTATTGACACTGATTCCGAGCGTCATAGCAAGGTATTCAAGACAAAAGATGAGTTATTATCTGCTGGATATGTTGATTCCTCAGAGTACGATTTGTACGCTACCAAGTGGTACAATGCTACAGGTAAAGTTGGTCTAATCTTTCACTAAACAAAACTATGTTAGAAGAATATCAAGTTATGATGTTGCAGTTCGAAGAGTTCAAGAAATCTCTTGTCAACTTTGAACACGAGGCAGGCAGTGCAGTATTGTACAAACTGCTTGCATTCGATATCGTTGAAGATTTGGTTGAGGATTTAGAGCGTCAATTGACTGATGCTCAAGATGTTCTCAAGCAGTATGCGTATGAAAATTAAAAACACAATTCTATGAAATTCTACAAACTAAAACAATTGCAGTGGGCGTATGGATACGACCAATTGCAGCAACTTATTGATACAGGTATGGCTTGGAATATGGAAGGTGCTATTGGGCGTGCCGCTATGGATGCGCTCAAGAATGGCGCTTGTTTCTTGCCGACAAGTTCTCGAAAAGATTATTACGGAAATGTAGTGCCGAGCCGATATATGGTTAAAGATGGTACTGCTGGTAGTTATGCAAATAGTGTTTCATTTTATTCTAAACTTTCAATTTAACATTTAAACAACTCTAAAACAATTAATTATGAAAAAGAATCTTAAAGTAGGCGACAAAGTTATCATCAACCTTTCAGCCAGTTATGACGGCACTTGTAATATCACTGAATATATGCGTAGATACGATAATCGCGAGGCGGAGATTGTATCAATAACCGATTCTGAAGATGGAAGTAATAGGTACAAGTTGGATGTGGACGACGAGTGTTTTTACTACGTTGACGAATGGCTTGAGCCTGTCAAGAAATCCAAGAAAAAATACAAACCAAGTGCCGGAGATAAGGTAGAACTTGTATTTAAATACGATAGTTGCGATAGCCTTTCTGGTGCTGTAAAAGGAAAGAAATACTACGGGTTTATTCGTGAGGATGGCGCGGTAGAATTCTACAAAGGTCAGGGCATTGACGGCTGGGATAACGAGAAAGGTGAGAATCTATGCTGGCACGTCAGCGATGTGCGTATGAAGTTGGTAGATTATGACCCTCGTTGTATTGTCATTCCTGTGGATAACTGGAAGCGTATTTATGATGTTGCTTGCGACGCTTGGAAGAAGAAGTTGTACGAGAAGGTGGCTCCTTTTGCCGAGGCAGTTACTATTGATGAGGACTTTGCTGAATCTATGATTAAGGCCTCGAATGCAAGTCAACTTGCAGTGGTCACGGATGTATTATCTTCTGCTGGATATAAAGCCAAAAAGAAGGATGACTATTTCCACTTTGGAGATGAGTACAAAGTAGATGGAGAAGTATCGCGAAAGCCTATTTATATCAGAAAAGGTCTTGCTTCTGCGACAGATATGGAATGCAAAGAAATAGGGTTGAACGATGATGGGTTTGAGGTTATCCTTGTTGAGGATGGTGTTGAGCGAACACTACATCCAAATTCTTTCCTGAAGTTCAAGAAGAAGTAACCAACTAAAAATATAATTATGTCAACCAACCTAAGCAAAGCGTTTGTACAACTTCGCCGAAATGGATACTTCGCGAGGCAGAAGTTTATGTGCTGTCAATCCTGTGGATGGGCTGCACTAACAGATGAAGAGGCAAAGAAAGCCGTCTTCTACCACAATCAGGACTACATAGATTTAAAAAATGGAGATGACCTATACCTTGCTTGGTCAGGTGATGGTGAATTCATTTGTGATACTCTTGAGAGTTTTGGTATGAAGGTTAAGTGGGATGGCGACAACTCCGATAGGATTATGGTCTACTCTTCAAGTATTGTTTAACTAAAAATTTATTTATTATGCCTAATTGGTGCGAAAATACCCTTGATGTCATTTGTACTCAAGAGGTCTTTGATTCTGTATTATTTCCAATGCTTTTTGTGAGCAGTGATGAGCGACCAGACCACCCAAGCACTTTGCTGAATGGTAATCGGTTCTCATTCCACGCTTTTTTGCCAACTCCGAGCGATTTACAGGGCGTTTCTGCCCCTTCGCGGATAGTTACCTTGGAAGAACGAAATGAATGGCTTAGAGCGAAGGAAAATGGAGAGCATCCTTTTGGTGGCGAGCCAATCACTCAAGAAATGTACGATGACCTTTTGTCTAAATACGGGTTCACCGATTGGTATTACTGGCAGATACATCACTGGGGTACCAAATGGGATGCTGATGTGTACAATCTTTCCTTTGAACAAAAGGAGAATACGTTTGGTCAAGACTTCGTGCAACTTACGGTGAACTTCAATACCGCTTGGTCACCGCCTCACGAATGGTTTGACCGAGTTACCTATGCTATCTCTGACAAGGGTGTTTATATGGAACTTCGGTACTCCGAGGAAGGTATGGACTTCGCGGGCACATATTACTTTGATGCCGGAGAGCGTTGGGATGCCGAGGGTCGTATTTATATGATTCAGGATTCCACTGGTCTACCAATAACATACGACCAAAAGTCAGAAAGATGGCGGAACGAGTATGGTCATTTCGTTTCTGATGATGATATTCGTAGCGAGGTAGAATACGACAGCCAGTCCTTGTGCTAATTCTATTTTTAATTTTGTTTTTCACTATAACTATACCCGAATGGAACGAGGGAAGAAGAAATCGCAAATAGACACTAACTCACTTAAGTTATTGTATATGAGTGATTTGGACAAACTTATGTACCTTGTTGGTAAGTTGGTTGAGTTCTCTAAAGAGGTCAATCAATGGAAGCAGGACGACTACATCAAACTCACGATGGAGTTGGATAAGTTCTACTCAATCCATTCCACAAGGACTAACGACCTCATCCATACGCTCGAGCGACTTGACAACGCCAAACACGAGTACATCAAACTCAAGGCAATCAACGAGGAACTCGAGGAGGTGAATGAGCGCCAAGCGGGTATCATTAGTGAACTACTATCGAAAGGAACGAAGTGACCCAAACACCTGTATAATAGTATTCTACAACTTAGACTATAAAGGGTACTCTTTAAGAGTACCCTTATATTATTCTAATATAGATAGTATACTACTATTGCTAATAGTATAATATAATACAACAACACCAATGGAACATAAAGTAAAGATGAATTGTTACGAGTTGACCGAGATATGGGACTACTTCATCGCTCGCAACTCCAACTATAGCGCAGAAAAGAGCAACAAGCCCGAGAGCGTAATGCCTCGAAGGGCTTTTGTGAATGCTGTGTACAAGTACACCACCTATCCCGAGATTAGCGACTGCATCGGTGTAGACAGGGCTACGTCATACCACTATCGTAAGACACACGATGGTAATATGATTTATCAGGACTACCGCGACCTTTATGCTGATGCGGTGCTATGCACCAACAAGTTCATCAAGGGTGACCTGCTTGATTCAGACACGGCAATCTTTGAAGACCTACAACGACTGCGTGATGAGGTGGCTATGCTGCGAGGCAAACTGCTGAAACTAAAAGAATTTGTAGGGAAACAAGTGGAATTGTTTGTGGATTAGAAATCTTTTATTATCTTTGACTAAACTTAACTAACTAACTATGAGTTCATACAAGTTTAAAACTACCAATATCAAGGGCAAGGAGTACGTTGAGGTCAATCAGCGTGTCAAGGCTCTTCGTACCATCAAAGAGTTTGCTGGCTACGGAATCCATACTGAACTTCTGCATCTCGACCCAGAGTCTTGCGTAGTTCGTGCGAGCATCATTAACGCCGAAGGCGTGGTGGTTGCCCAAGGTATGGCGCAAGAGGATAAGGCTTCAAGCCGAATCAACCAAACGTCATACGTCGAGAACTGCGAAACATCTGCCGTGGGTCGTGCCCTCGGATTCCTCGGAATCGGTATCGACACCTCCATCGCAACTGCTGATGAGGTTGATATGGCTATCAAGAAGCAGGATTTGCCCTCTCAGCCATCTTCTAAGCGTGAGTTGACCCAAGATATCATCGACTCTATGAAAGAGGCTGTAAAGGGCGGAAAAGCGGCTCACGTTAAGTCTGCGCTTGAAGGCAAGTACACCTACACGAAAGAACAATACGAAGAGATTTTCGGATGAGTGATTTCGAAGAAGGCAACGAAGAAGAGTTCGTGAACCACCTAAGCGTTACAATGACCAATGGTAAGTTCTTTACCATTCGCTTCGACAAAGAAGAAGGCAGTGATGTGGTTGATGTATTCCAAGTCTTCGATGAGGATAATCAGATTTACCTAATGTCTATGGCTAAAGAACATTTGGTGGAGATGATTTACCAATTTGAAAATATGCTGAATGACTGAGGATATCTTCAAGAGCGATGAGGCGTACTATGCGGACAGGGAGCATTTGTCCAATAGTGCGCTGAAACTCCTCCGCGAGTCTCCAACCAAGTTCCACCTATGGCGGACTGGTAAATGGAAACAACCAGACACCTCTGCGTTCGATATGGGAAAGGCAGTACATTCTATTGTCCTTGAGGGTATCGATAGCGCAGTTGTGTGCGAGGTGCGGAAAGACCAAAGAACTAAGGCGTACCAGGAGTTTATGGAAAAGAACGAGGGCAAGTTAATCTTGTCTCAGTCCGAATACAGAGACTACCTTGGGATGAGCGAACGCCTACAAAATAATTCGGAGGTTCAAGCGTTAATGCTGGGAGGTCGCTCTGAAGTTCCTCAGACAGGAACATACAAGGGACACAAGTTTAAGGGCAAAGCGGATATGCTCGTTGAGAAGTGGGATGATGACTACATCGTAGACCTGAAGACCACCGCCAAGAGCATTGATGACTTCAAGAAATCAGCAAGGTATCTTTTGTACAACCAACAGGCGGCGCTTTACAGCCACCTGTTCGAAGTAGAGAGGTTTGTCTTTGTTGTGGTTGAGAAGAGTTGGCCCTACGAGATTGGTATCTTTGAGTGCAGCCAAGAGTTTATGGACTCCGGATACCAAGAACTAAACAAGAGCATTAAACTCTATGAAGACCTATTCATAGATGGAAACTATACGAGCAACTATGCAAGGAGCTTTACACTATAAAGTAGTAGAAGTAGTTTCTAACTACACAGATGTTCCTATGGACTTGATTATGAGTCCAAAGAAGAACAAAGGGATTACCAGAGCGAAGCGACTGGTTGTGAACTTACTTAAGCAGATAGGATATGGAGCAACTGAGGTTGGTCTTATCCTAAACATCGACCGCAAGAGTGTCTACGACTACGAGCGTAGCCACGAAGATTGGTTGGATGAGGACAAGTCCTACGAGCGTGCGTACTTTGCTTGCTACTCAGCAATCGAAGACCTCAACGGCGGACAGAACTTGAATGATGATGTGGAAAAACTCAAAATCAAGGTGCGTAGATTAGAGGATATGTACGAGCATATCAAACAATTAATTTTATCTTAATTTTTCTGAAAATGGCTGAACAAACTGCTACTTTCATTGGTAAGACCAAGGTGGTCAAAACCAAATTTGGTGAAATCGTTAAAATCGCCTTTGGCCCTAAGGACTTCGAGAAACTCGAGGGACTGAAGAACGAAAGCGGCTGGGTTAACCTTGAGCTTATGTCTAAGCGTGACGGCGAGAAGTACCTGAAGGTACAGGAAGCCTACACCCCGAAGGCTAAGCCCGTAAACGGAGGGTCAGACGACTTCCCTTTCTAATTGTCGTAATTTGCTATTGTATGAGAGGGGGCTATGCCCCCTTTTTCATCCTCTCTATTATGGACAACAACTTTAAATTTCTGTACTGGGATGACCTTGGTGATAGTCAGCACCACGTTGACAACCAAAAGACTGCTTGCTCGAATCACAATCGGCAACTTGAAGAGGACTTGCTCGAGGAGCGTTTGAAGAACGCTGAGTGGGCTGAGATGGAAGAAGAGTTAAACAAACGAATGGACATTATCGGACAAAATGGAAATACTGGAGAACACTATGAAGACACGAATGATGACATTAACTGAGGAGCGAGAGCAGTTTATGCGCATTGCTATGGCTAAACTGAGGCCGGACTACAAGTTCTATCCTCAACGTATCGCTGTTGCCGCTTCGATGTATCGTAGGTGGCTGGAGCGTTCGGTTTATGGTGATAAAAACCAAACCAATAACAAATCATAAACTGACAAAATCAAAAGCAATGATGGTAAATTGCTGCATTGCAGGAAGATGTGTCATTTAATGATGGATAAGGAAATCAAATAACCACCAAAGAGAAATGAAAACACCAATGCAAGAGTTGATGGATGAGTTCGCAAAGAAAGCGGACTCACTACCTGATACGTTAGATGCGAATGCAGCCTACTTGGTATTCCAAGAGTGCTATGATATGGCAAAGTCAATGCTTGAGAAAGAGAAAGAGGTAATTATGGATGCTTATGAGTATGGATTTAGTGATGCCAAAAGCAATCACGACCATAACAAAAGACTACTACAACGAAACCTTTAACACCATATTGTTGAACCCAACAAAATGGTAGAACCTTTAACACCAAAGAGAAATGAGCTACAAAGTATAAGTTTATGAGCCTTATACCCTATCGCATATAAAGTTCGCCAATAACTATACATTTATACCTTATCGTGTATAGTTTTCTCAAGTTATTTTACACTTTAAATCAATTTCACTTTACACATTATGAAAACAGCAGATGAACTAATCCAATCAGTAGAACTTTGGGCAGACCAACGAGGTCTACTCGTACCGGAAAACCGCCCGCGGCAGATGCTGAAGGTGATGGAAGAAGTCGGAGAGACATCAGCAGCACTTGCTCGAGGCAACCGCCGAGAACTTAAGGACGGCATAGGTGATTCTATCGTGACCCTTATTATCTTAGCAGCGCAGTCAGGCTTCACCGC